GGTAGCTCCTCATGTTCGCTGAACTCGCAGCGATTACTTCAGCAATATCTGCGATTAACAATACGATTGCAACCTTCAAAGAAGGCAAAGCTAATGCTCAAGATGCTGCTGCGCTTTTAGGAAAGTTTAGTAACACTGCTCAGAAACTAGATGATTGGGAGAAAAAGAAAAAACTAAAACGGCCTTTGACCCCCAAAGAGGCTATGGATCTCTCTATTAAACGTAGAGAGATTAAAGCGGTAGAGACGAAGATAAAAGACCACCTGATGATGATGGGAATGTCTAGCGTATGGAATGACGCCCAACGCATACGAAAGGAGTCAGAGAGAGCTCACCAGCAATATCTAAAAGACATTCATAAGAAACGCAAAGAACGACAACAACGAATGAAGGATCGCCTTACTGTTTTGTTTATCGTTTGTTCTTTAGGATTTATAGGTTGGTCAGGTTGGTTTCTTTATGGAGCTTTACAAGAAGCAAGACTAGATTCCGCAAAGCAAAGATTAGAGCAAGCTAAAGAACGTCAACGTAATATCAGAAAGTGCGGTAGATATAAATGTTGATGGCGTTTTTACTAGTGGTTGTGGTAGAAGGTGAAACTGTGTCTGACAACCGGATGGTGTTTAAAAGCGTTTATCGATGCCAAGAATTTGCCAGTGCAATAGAGCAAGGCAAGTGGAGCCCGAATGATCGACCGTATTATAGACAACAAAATGTGACCAGTTATTGCATCCCGAGGATGGTGAGTAAAAATACGCCTTTATTTGAGTAAGAATATGTGATGAAATTTTACTTGACGCAGGCCTTATTCAGCCTACCCTGCCTAGCGGCCAGGTGCGTCAAAGGCCGCATAAATGAATAACAAGGAGATGATATGAGCGCAATACTGAGTTCCCTAGTTGGCCCTGTTACCGGGTTGCTTGATAAGTTTATCGAAGATAAAGACCAAAAAAATGCTCTAGCTCACGAGATTGCAACCATGTCAGAACGGCATGCACAGGAGCTTGCAAAGGGTCAGCTAGAAGTCAACAAAGTAGAAGCGGCAAGTAAGAGTATGTTCGTTGCTGGGTGGAGGCCCGCTGTGGGATGGACCTGCTGCGTTGCCTTACTCTCAAATTACATCCTCATCCCCATGGCTAACTTTGGGTTGCTGTTGGCTGAGATGAACGTTGAGGTTCCTAGCCTTGATATGTCAGCCATGATGCCTGTATTGCTGGGCATGCTTGGACTTGGCGCTATGAGAACTGTAGAAAAAACGCAGAAAGTAAGTAGAGAAAAGTGAATAAAAAACTAGAGCCGGGATCGGAGTACAACAAATACGATGCTGATGGAGATGGTGTGGTAACAGATGCGGAGCTCGCTACCACGGAGAGATTACAGGCGCTTGAGATTGCTAACGAAAAAGCTGACGCACAAAAAAATATGTGTTGGTTTGCTTTGTTTGGCATGCTTTTATACCCAAGCGGTATTGTGATCACATCCTTTTTGAAACTAGACCAAGCAGCCTCTATACTAGGAGACATAGCGTCAGTGTATTTTATATCTGTATCAGGCTTGATTGCAGCTTTCTTTGGCTTTCAAAGTTGGAATGGTAAAAAATAATGGAAATAGCAATAGTTTTTATAATTGGTTATTTAATTGGTAAGTATGCATGACAGTAGACGTTAAGCAGTTGTATCAAGAAATAGCTAGTGATGAAGGCAAGGTGCTTCATCCTTACCTTTGCACGGAAGGTCACGCCACCATAGGGATCGGTCACAAGATTTTACACACTGACCCAGAAGCCAGTCTCCCAGTCAGAAGTGCTTATGATGGCGCACCAGAAGAAGATTGCATCACAGAACATCGATGCTATGAGTTGTTCCAAGAGGATGTGCAACTCGCCATAGATGGATGCCGCAGAATATACAAAAGTTGGGAGGATCTCCCTCAAGAAGCTCAACATGTGCTTGTAAACATGTGTTTTCAGATGGGACCGACCGGACTCAGCAAATTTAAACACATGAACGAAGCGGTAGAAGATCAAGCTTGGGGTCAAGTCGCACTTGAAATGGACGATAGCAGGTGGAGCAAACAAACCCCAGAACGAAGCAAGCGTTTAAGAATAAGAATGCTTGAACTAGCGGACGCATAATATGCCATTACAACCTTTTCAGTTTAGACCAGGTATCAACAAAGAAAGCACCAGTTATACCGCTGAAGGCGGTTGGTTTGACGGCAACCTAGTTAGATTTAGAAAAGGATATGCTGAGAAGATAGGCGGTTGGCAGAAGTTTGTCTTGGCTTCTTACGAAGGAACTGGTCGAAAACTACACAACTGGGTGAATTTAGCAGGGTCAAAGCTTTTAGGGCTTGGCACTCGATTCAAGCTATACATTCAAGAGGGCGCAAGTTACAACGATGTGACCCCTATACGTTTGACCACTGCGGCAGGTGACGTTACTTTCTCTGCAACCAACGGATCATCAACCATTACAGTAAATGAAACTGGTCATGGTGCATTTGACAATGACTTTGTAACTTTTTCAGGCGCAGCGAGTTTGGGCGGTTTGATTGATGCTAATGTGCTTAATCAAGAATACCAAATATTGTCAGTAGTAAACTCTAATAGTTACACCATCACGGCCAAAGATACCTCTGGTAGCACAGTAACCGCTAACTCAAGCGACAGCGGTAATGGTGGTGGGTCTACGGTAGGCACATATCAAATTAATACTGGCTTGGATGTTTTCGTTGCAGGCACAGGTTGGGGCATTGACTCATGGGGCTCTGGGGCATGGGGGTCAATCTCTGCTATTTCTGAAGGCAACCAATTAAGATTGTGGTCAATGGATAACTTTGGTGAAGATCTTATAGCCAATCCAAGGGCAGGAAGCATTTATTATTGGGACAATACGAATGGTCTGAATACTAGAGCCATTGAGTTAAGTTCATTGACTGGCGCTAATCTTACGCCCACCAAAGGGTTACAAGTCATCGTATCTGACATTGATAGGCACGTTTTAGTTTTGGGCGCAGATCCAATTAATTCTACCTTCACCGCAAGAACAGGGGCGGTTGATCCGCTTTTGATTGCATTCTCTGATCAAGAAAACCCAGCAGATTGGGAGCCTAGATCGGACAATACAGCAGGTGACCTCAGATGTTCTGCAGGTTCTGAGATCATTGGTGGCTTACGAGCTCGACAAGAAACATTGATATGGACTGATGTGGCTCTGTATAGCTTGCAGTTTATAGGACCGCCTTTGACTTTTGGTCTTAACCTAATCAATGAAGGTGTAAGCTTGATGGGTCCAAACTGTCCGGTGAATACACCTGCTGGAATCTTTTGGATGGATAAGAAAGGTTTCTATAAATACACAGGTGCGGTTCAGAACGTCAGATGCACCGTGCAGTCTTATGTGTACGATGACATGAACCAGTCACAAGGATTTCAGTTCTTTGGCTTTGTAAACAAACAGTTCAACGAAGTGGGTTGGTTCTATTGTTCAGCTTCTAATGCAGTCATTGACCGATACGTTACTTACAACTATGAAGAGGATAGCTGGGCGATTGGACAACTGTCTAGAACCACATGGATAGACGAAGGCATATCTGACAACCCCATAGCTGCAGGCAAAGATTCATCCACTGCCTACTTGTATAGTCATGAGGTTGGCAATGACGATGATGGATCGCCCATGGAGTCTGTCTTTATTCAGTCAGGTGACTTTGATATAAGCGATGGAGAGCAATTTCAGTTTGTCAGACGCATGATCCCAGACATTAACTTCAATGGATCTGGGGGTAGCGGTCAGTCAATTGATGCAGTGCTTAAAGTTAGAAACTTTCCAGGCGATGAACTAGCCACAGAACAGACAACAGCCTTCACTGGTAGTACCACCAAGATAGACATGAGGGCTAGAGGCAGGCAGGCAGCTTTACGATTTCAATCTGAAAACGCAGGGGTGGGATTCAGGCTTGGCAAGACTAGGTTAGATCTACAACCAAATGGTAAGAGATAATGGCTAAGATATTACAGACCAGACTGCCTTTATCGCTTGATGGAAACGTCACAGCCGATACATACAACCGTGCGGTCAGGGTGCTGGAGCTTAATTTAAACGCTGTTGACGTAGACCAAACGCCCCAATTCAATCAAACTACCATTGATAAATCTAAATTCAGGGACGGTGACGTTATTTGGAACCAAACTGCAGGTAGATTACAGGTATTTGATGGAGACACATTTAAAGATATATCATATGATTCTCGTACATTACTGGCCACGGCTAGTGTTGGCACGGTTCAAGTGGTAACTAACGGTTCTATTGCAGTGGAGGTAGGGTAGTGACTAAATTATGTCCTCGTGGAAAGGCCGCAGCCAAACGTAAGTTTGATGTATATCCATCAGCTTATGCAAATGCCTATGCTAGTAAGATATGTGCAGGCAAGATAAAAGATCCCTCTGGTAAAAAAAGAAAAGACTTTAAAGGTCCAAAGCCAGCAGGCGCAAAATCAGGAGGCTTTGCTGATAAACGAAGAGTCTTATCTGTCATGCCAAGAGGCTTTGACAAAATGATGAAAAAGAAAAGACCTCGTACTAGGATGTCTTAATGAGTTTAAAAGAATGGTTTGGTAAAGGCTCGAAAGGAGACTGGGTAGATATAGGCGCACCGAAGAAAGACGGCAAGTTTCAGAAGTGTGGCCGAAAATCTACCAAAGGTTCTAAAAGAAAGTATCCAAAGTGTGTGCCTCGATCTAAAGCAAATCAAATGACGGCAGGAGAAAGGCAAAGCGCAGTCAAAAGAAAGAGAGCAAAGCCACAGGGAGTAGGCGGTAAGCCCACTAATGTAGCTACGTTTAAAAAACGTGGTAGTAGGCGTGTTGTTAAGAAAGCTGATGGTGGCATAGTTAAAAAATACAACAAAGGATGTGGCGCAATCATGCCAGATCGAAGAAAAGCCACGAGATATAGCTAATGTTTAGAGCGTATGCAGAAGAATTTAAAAACGGTGGTAGTGTAAAACGTGGTGGCAGGCGCATAAGAAAGCCTGATAATATGCCAAAACGTAATAAGAAGAACTTCCGGTCCACAGAATCAGGGGCTGGAATGACAGAAGCAGGTGTAAAAGCCTATCGCAGAAAGAATCCAGGTAGTAAACTACAGACAGCGGTAACAGAAAAGAAACCAACTGGCAAGAGGGCGGCAAGAAGAAAGTCCTTTTGCGCTAGATCGGCAGGGCAGATGAAGAAGTTTCCAAAAGCAGCAAAGAATCCAAACTCTAGACTACGACAAGCTCGTAGAAGGTGGAGGTGTTAG